GATGTTACTCTCCTCTTCAACTGTAAAAACGACGCACAATTGAACATCAGTTTCGATCCACTCTTCCCACTCATACCAATCATTGCCTGTTTGTTCTGCGAACTTCATTAACGCTTCTATTAATTCCTGCCGTTGCAAGCCTTTTTTTAATTTAGTCATTTTCGCCCCCTATCATTACTTCATGCTCTGTTTTCACAGTCACAAAATGCCAATCATAAGCATCAAGATTCTCATCAAATAATCCTTCTCTTTTGAGATGCTCCAGATGCTCCTCGGCTTCTTTTTCTGAGGCGTGTGAACATAGATCACGGAACACCTCAATATTCAAAACGTCTTTGGTATGAACAGAAATAACAGTCCCAACGTCCCTGCTTTCTACAATTTTGAAGTCTTTGATTCTGGATGAATCGGATAGGTTAAATCCGTCAATGAATGCTTTTGCCTCGCCTAACGTATCAACAGGCCAATCCAAAGTGTTGTTACTGTTAGGCCATGTTCCTCTGACCTTATAAGAAGCCATTACTTATTCTCCTTTACATAATTCATGTTAAAAGCACTCCCACTCTTTTTGTTCGTTAAGGAATTGCGCAATCCCCACTTCTTCATCATGTTGTTCAGCCGCATAAGTCTTCAACCTCAAAAAGATATGCCGTGTATCTTCACCTTGTAGCTCTACGGTTTTACCGTAACGACTCAATGCAGCATCGCTGTCACCTAAGTTAATTTGGTCGCGAGTGTTGAGATAGCGAACCTTTCTGGTAATCAAAGGAACTTTTTTAACCCACATAATTTAAACTCCCATAGTTTTAGTGAACCGTGAGCCTAGCACCGGTATGCGATAATTGCAAATTATTGTCGCTTCTATTATTGATTTTCTTCTCGCTGATCTTCTCTGCCCAGTTCATAAGCATCTTTGAGCATGACCACAAACTGATAGTTAGCTGACGTATGCTCCAAGGTTTCCACCGGACAACTTGCAGGGTGATCTCGTTGATATTGTGCGGCTTCTTTCCGAGTCAGGAAGTACCGTGATTCGTGATCCGCCGGATTTTTCACGCGATAGATGTTAGGCATTGCGATCTCTGCCCCACAATTTTTTCCCAACCCAAACAGCGAAAGTAATTTGAGCGATAACCAAGATCCACCCAGTGATGGCCATGATTAGGTAATAGGTTGATGATTCAAAGATGGTCGGTTCGGTCATCATCGATCTCCTCATCATTAAGGTCTATACGAAAGTGTTGATTGATGTCATCCCACAACCATGAACTCTCCTTCACCTCACGAAAGCAAGGATCCGGTTTCTCTTCTATTTTTAAAATTGTTACAAAGCCCTCGTCGTCCTTTTCGTAGGTGACTTCGTAATCCTGTTGGATGTCATGTTCATAATTAACGTGACTCACAACGCGCGTAAAACTGCCCTTAAACGTCTTCATCTAAGTTCTCCACCACAACTTTCATTTCACACCAATCAAAATGTGGCTGATGTTTCGTCATAAAGTCGTTACACATTTCGGTAATTTGGTCGATCATCTGCTGATCGGAGGCGAGACAAGTTAACAATCCGTCACCGGCGCGGCGTTCATCAAACTGATCTAAACAAGTGTAAAGATCGGGCGAATATCCGGCGGTCTGAATGATATTGATCTGAACCCGTTGAGGTTTATCGTTGGTAACCTCGACGATAGCTCGCTCTGACTGTTCCTGGGTTTCTAAAATTTGCTGACTCAATCTTTCGACTTCCGCAGTCTTTTTGCTGAGTTGATCTTGCAGACGTTGAAAAGAAGCAGACTGCTGATTGTGCAGTGTCGCCAGAGCCGTGAGTTGATTCTTTAATAGTTCGTGCATGATGTTTTCTCCCGTATGTAACAATTGTAATTTATGCGATAAAAACAAACATGTCAACAGTGGGATGAAAAAAAGCCCCGAGGCTGATAGGGACAACCTCGGGGCTTCTGCGTCAACTACGGGAATATTTGACTAGGCTTACTATAATTCTTTATTGGATTTTGTCAACATCTTTTTACGTTCATCTTTTCTGGCAATGTCTGCAACCAGTTTTGCAAATCTAGATAATTCGTCATGATTAGCAAAAAACCCACGTCCACCAATGGTTTCAAGCTCTGGGATAATCTTAATCCCCGCCTGTTCCGCCAGTTGATAGATCAGGTTTTTGTTCGACATCTACAATCGTCATATCACAGTTCATACAGTAACGACGGATCCCATCGTCATCCTTGATAAACGATAAAGCAGTGTCGCACCGTGGGCAACGGTTCGCGGTCAATCGCTTGTCGATTTCGTCTTCAGTTGTTTCGTCGAAGGGCTGTGGATTCAGATTTAAGTCTTCTTCACTACTCATACACACTTTGTCTACGCCGATTATCTTTCTTTGGATTATACGGTTTTTTGTTTATCTTACTATCTACCGGTTCGGCGTCGTTTCCCTTGATCGTGTGCGTAGTTTTTAGGGAGCTAATTGGCGTTTTCTCGTTATAACTTTCATAGATCACGCGCAGTTGTCCTGAGATCGTGCGGCCTTCTTCTTTCGCAGTCGCCTTAATACTTTCGTAGATTTCTCGCGGTACGAGAATCGATTTCCATTTTGACGTATCCATAGCCGATCTCCCCTCAGTTCTATCTGCGAGTATATGCGATAGTATAGGAGTTTACAAGAAAAAGGCCGTCTCCCCTCAATAGCATTAAGAGACGGCCTACCTATTCCGAAAATTACACCTTTATGATTACAGAGCCTCAGTTTTGACTAACAATAATTGTGATACTTGATCCTCAACGAGGACAATTATTGTAAGCATTTCCGGCCGTTCACAGGCGGTTATCCCTGTGTAAATGGAGTGGCTCCAACCTCAATGAAAAGTAAACCATTAATATGCGATAATGGCAACCTATACTTTAGTCTAATAAAAAAGCCGCCCGAAGGCGGCTGTGGTTATTTTTTACTGATCGTCACCTTGAAGTGCTTTTCGTTACGCAGACAATTACTGATGTCAATTATTGCTTGACTCAACTCAAAAATTTGATCTTCAGTCCAATCGAAACCATTTCTGTCTTCAGACAAGTCTTCGCTTATATGAATTGAACCCTCGTCTAAGACCCATACTAAGCCTTGCGCTAACTCTCTATTTATTTTGATGGTTGTAATGCTCATTATTGTTTCCCTATTAAAAGTGCCGCCCTTCGGGGCGGCTGTGGTTATTTTTTACTTGAGAACACCCAACTAATATCTTCAGTAACCGTCACGCCAAACTTAGCGTCGTATTTCTGGTTAGCCTTTTTCGCATGTTCTCTTGCTTCAGCAAACGTCTTAAACTTTTCCCGCACAACAAACCCATCGGCCTTCATTGCGGCCATTCCTTTGCGGTAGATCTCTCGATCTTTTTGATTCTTCCGATTGCTCTCGCTAGAGAGAACGAAATACTCGTTTCCTTCTAAGACGTAAGATGGTTCGACAACGTCAAGTTTCGACTTGCGTAGCTTGGTCATAAATATTCCCCTATTAAATTGTTAAACATCAATGAGTTGGGGCTACCAACTCATCTGACATGATAAATCATGTATGCGACATTGTCAAGCATTAGAGGTAAACCAATGTGGTATTAGTCCCATACCAATATCATATGGGTCTCATAAAAAAGCCGCCCCGAGGGGCGGCATGATGAGGGAGTTAACATGAAAAATAAGGCGGCCGCTTACTCCGCCTCACCCCAACTCGCGCCGATCTCGACATCGCACTTGTTGGGTACTTCCAACGGTACAGCATCTTCCATAATTTTTGCAAACGCCAAAGCCTGTTCGCGATCCGTGACCGACATAGCAATCTCGTCGTGTATTTGCACGAGCGGCAAGTGTCCTGCCTGATACAAGTTGACCATCGCTTGCTTGGTCATGTCCGCGGCCGAAGCTTGGATCAACCTGTTCAACGCTTTGTAGGTGTAGGCTCGTTTGAGTCGGGTCGTTTCGCCGTACTCCTTTACCGCCTCCCGATACGGCAACGCCTTGTTCATGGAAAAAGTATCGGGCTCCCATAAATCAAAACGACATCTGCGTCCCAGAATCGAGCGCACGGATCCTGACGCCTCTTTATCATTCAGTCGATTCATGACACCCGTCATTAAACCTTTCACAAAGGGTACGCGGTCGTGATACTGGTTAATTAATTTCTTCGCCTCTTCCAACGGTATGTCTAGCTGTTCAGATAGCTTGTTGACACCCATGCCGTACATCATCCCCAGATTGATGGTCTTGGCTTGTTTACGGCCAATGTCTGCCATCTCCGCTACCATTGTATGGAAATCGGTGTCGGGATCTTCGTGATATCGACGCACAAACTCTTTCGCTCCCTGCAACGGGATACCTCGTGCTTTGCCATAGACGTGCGCGTAATGCACTAGGATCCGTGGTTCCTGTTGCGAGAAATCGATTGCTGCCCACTGCTCGCCTTCTTCCGGTAGGAACAGACTACGGATCATCGGCCCCAGTTCTGGGTCGCGAGCCGGTATCTGTTGCAGATTAGGATTGTTCATTGATAGCCGGCCTGACACCGTGCCACCAGAATCAGATCGGTTTTGGTTGATGTGACCATGAATCCTGCCGTCGGCACTGCAATATTTCAAAATGTTATTGATGAACGTCCCTGAAGTTTTGTTAAGAGCTCGCGCTTCTACAATCATTCGTGCGAACGGGTGTTCATGCTCCGACAAGAACGTCTTCGTGAAGCTAGGATTGCCTTTCTCCGTCTGAGAATACGGAATGCCGATTTTGTCGAACGCTTCAGCGAGACTTCTCGCCGCCCAGATTTCAACATCAAACCCTGCCTGTTTTTTTATTTTTTGTAAAATTACCTGCTCACGTTTGATGAGCTCGTTGCGGGTGCGTTCTGCTCGATCTTGATCGACACGAACACCGCGATACGTCATGTCAATTAAACACGGCAAAAGTTGTAGCTCCAGATCGACAATACTGTTCAGCCCCTGTTTGCCGATCTCAACCTTCATATAGTTGTAAAGTTCTAAGGCTAACTGCGCGTCCGTCTCTGCATACGCACCGACATACATGGCCGGCATCTTCCAGAGCTCTGCTTTTGGGTCGAATCCAAAGGTGCGAGCGGCATCGATAAGTTCCTTATCTGATTTTGCTTTGTTGAGTAGGTCAAAGGACAGAGCGTTGAGGCTGTAACTGAACCTGTTTTCATCTAACAAACTGCCCAACAACATCGTATCGATTAGTCTGCCCTTGAGCTCGAAACCCTCTCGTTTAATCCAACCGGCGTCGTACTGGGCGTTATGCATAATCTTGTCGCACGGTAACTCAAAAACTTTTTTCAGCCACTTACTTACGATCCGCTTATCCAGATTGCCGCCGCCCTCGTGTCCTACAGGGATGTACCCTGACCAATCAGCGGTGGCGATAGCGTAACCAACGATTTCTCCATTACCGGTCGCCCATCCGGGGCCCATCTTTTTCAGATCTGGGTCGCGAGTTTCTACGTCAATTGCAATTTGTTTTGCGCCTGACAAGTCTGGTAGCTCCAACGGGGGAATCCATTCTGTTTTTTGTGGCGACATCGCCATCTCTAAGCTCACGATTACTCTCCTGTGATTTCTCCACCCAAAGCGGCATACCCTGCAATATCTACCCACGAATCTTCATGTTCTGGCGTTTTGATAAGTCTGGACATCTTCACTGCGATCATACAAAGGATGACCTCATCAACATCCACATCGACTCCTAAAATTACTGACCATAAATCAGCAATGCGTTGATGATTGGTACGCGGATCGCCGTACACTTCATCACGGCTCGCCGTAATCAGATCGGCCGCTTTATCCAGTATCTCGTCCCGAGTCATAACTCATAGCTCCTTGATACATCTTCAGGCTCAACAATGAACAAATTTTCTTTGGTTCTAGTTACGCCCACATAAAATACACGATGTAGATCGTCTGGATTATCTCGTGCGGCTTTTTCTGCGGCCGGCGACAAATCGGTAAAGAGCACCACGTTATCTGCTTCGCCACCCTTTGACCCGTGGATCGTGGACACTGTAATACGGGGCTCTCCGTTGAACTTCTCTCCACGTCGCAAGAGCGCAATGATGTAAGCCCGATCCTGTTCCGGCAACTTGTCCATCGCGATGTGCCAGATCATTTCTCTATTTGCGAGTAGCCCGTGGTCGGCGATCAAGGTATCTAGATCAACTAAATCCTCATCGTTGAGTGCCGGTAATTTTTTGTAACCACGAGTCACCCGCTCCTTTAGGCTCATAAATGAATAGATGTTACGCGCCGTCTTGCCACTGATTTCTTTGTTTTTACGCAGACCCTCCCAACCATTGACCGCATCGGCAATCTTTTCGCCGATAGATCGATGTCCGCGGTAATTGAACAGGTAGCCACTGGATCTGAGATCGTGAGCGATAGGCGTCAGATGGTAACCAGACTGTGCAAGAACAAGCCAAGATCCTTCGCTCATATCAAGCGAGTCCAGTGAATTGATTCGTTTGACTGAGCCGCTGTCCGTGCGAGGTGTGTACTGTTTCGGAAACCGATTACTGATCCGCCGGCTAATGTTTTCCGCTACCTCATGCACCTGTGCCGGTATGCGGAAAGAGGTTTGCAGAGTTTCTGATCCACCGTCCAGATTAATGAAGTGATCCACATCTGCCCCTGCCCAACGGTAGATAGCTTGATCGTCATCACCCGCGCAGTACATCTTGTCGGACATGTCATCCAGAATGTGTGCGATGTCCCACTGCAAAGGCGATAAGTCCTGTGCTTCATCAAGAAAGGTCAACTTGAACCGATACTTAAACGATTGTGCCTTCTTAGAAAAAAGCTCTAGCATGTCTGTAAAATCAAACAGCTTGTATAGCTTTTTATATTTAGTTAGCGATTCACTGACATAGTGCACCGTGTTCCATACTTCATCGATTTCGCTCTGGTTATATTGTTCGCGTAGCGGTATTTTTTTTAGTCGGGCTAGATCAATGATACTTAGGATCGGATCAGTAGCTTTGTTAAGATCCAGGAAGTCATCACCGCCAATGTTATTAGTCATCAAGGTGACGCCAATCGCATGACTTAACTCTTTGTAATGTTCTCTCTGCATGATCTGTTCGGTACGAATCCCCGTCAGGTGCAACGCCAAACTGTGCAAAGTTCTGAAGTAAATCAGATCTTCTTTTGGGTTGAGGTTAAATCGCGCACAAGCGCGTTCCTTTGCCTCGTTCGCTGCTTTTCTGGTAAAGGCTAAAAACGCGATGTCTTGAGGTCGCACTCCCTCATCAAACGCTTTGTCTACCATGTTTAATAAGGTGGTTGTTTTACCTGTCCCCGGTGGTCCGAATATCCGAAACATTCCCGTCTTCCCCTAGTTTTTTTGTCACCTCCTGCACGATTTGTCTTACTCTCTCACGCGAGAGTCCCAATCGTTTCGCAATCGCAGTCAAGGTCATGTAGCGGTTGACCCGCATGTCGTATATTTTCAAATCACGTTCTTCGTTATTACTCATTGTTTTCTACCCACTCGTTAAGTTCTTCGATCCCATTTAAGGGCTCTACGAATATTGGTGTGTCTTCGCCCATCCACGTTCCAACGACGTTAAACTCGAAATATTCGTCCGCTGCAAGGTCTGCAACTATTTCATCTTCTACTACGTCAGATTTAAGTTGTTTCTGTAATATTTCCCTGCATTTATTAGCGTCGTATACAACGATTGTCGGTTGTCCGCATCGCCGGCCAACTCCAATAATTGCTTCATCAAAACCATCTGCTTTTAATTCC